TGTTGAACTATATCCTGATGGTACAGGTACTACAAAGTACTTGCTAGTAGGAAAAGACAACGGTGCAGAGGTTACAGGTGGTACTATTGTAACAGGAGCAGCAGCAGGAGATTTACAAGGCTTTACGCTTACAGCGACAGCTAGTGAGGTTAACCCTCCATTTTTTGCAACAGCACCTGATGTAGATGCTACAGCACCCATTACTCCTGCTTAATATATTTTTTATATATTTGCATAGAGTATAAGTTTTGTTTTGATTATTATTAAGGGGGGTGCAATAGCATCCCTCTTTTTTTATTACAAATTATCACATTTTAGCGTTATACTTATATGAAGATTGTATCAGTATCGCAAACACAAACATTTAAGTATATACCAAGAGCAGAGTATGTTACTCAAACGCTTACATATACTGTTACTGATGAACAAACTAACAAGTCTGAAACAATTACAGCATCTACTGTTGTTGATAGCAATGAAAACTTTTTAACAGCTTCTATGACATTTGGCAGCAGCAACGCACCATTTAGAGAAGGACACTTTTACACACTAGAGGTTTTAAATGGCAGCACATTAGTATATAGAGATAAATTGTTTTGTACAGCACAAGCATCTGTAACACAAAGCAGGTATAATGTAAATAAAGACGTTTACGATACAAACGATACACACAATAACGATTATATAGTATTATGATACACGCATTAACATTATCTAACTATGTAAGCCCTACTATTGAAGAAAAGAAGAATAAGGCTTTTGTAACATACGGAGATAAAAACTCTTACTTTCAGTACTTAATAGACCGATATAATGGTAGCCCTACAAACAACGCTGTTATCAACGGTATTAGTGAAATGATATACGGTAAAGGTTTAGATGCTACTGACAGCAACAAAAAACCTGATGCATACGCACAAGCTATTACACTACTACATAAGGATTGTTTACGCAAACTATGTGCAGACCTTAAACTATTTGGTCAATGTAGTATGCAGGTAATTTACAGTAAAGACAGAAAAAAGATAGCAAGGGTTGAGCATATACCTGTTGAACAACTAGCTGCTGAAAAGTGCAACGATAAAGGAGAAATAGAAGCATATTACTACTCTAATGATTGGGCTAAATACAACCGTATTAACCAAGTTAAGCGCATACCTGCTTTTGGTATGAGTAATGAAGCTATCGAGATTGTCTACGTTAAGCCTTACAGAGCAGGATACAAGTACTATGCCACCCCTGACTATCAAGGTGGGTTGCAGTATGCAGACCTAGAAGAAGAAATATCTAACTTTCATATAAATAACATACAATCAGGATTAAGTCCTAGTATGCTTATCAATTTTAATTCAGGTACTCCTAGTGCAGAAGAAAGGGAGATGATTGAAAGACGTATCTATGATAAGTTTTCAGGAAGTAGCAACGCAGGTAAGTTTATACTATCATTTAACGACAGCCCTGAAACAGCAGCTACAATAGACCCTGTACAATTAAGTGATGCACACAACCAATATCAGTTTTTAAGCGATGAGAGCAGTCGTAAGATACTTGTAGCACACAGGGTAGTATCTCCTATGCTTTTAGGTATTAAAGACAATACAGGGCTTGGAAACAACGCAGAGGAGTTGGAAACCGCAACTAAATTAATGATGAACTTGGTTATTAAGCCTTTTCAAAATTTACTAATAGAGGCATTTGACAAAATACTAGCGTATAACGACATATCGCTTAACCTATATTTTAAGACATTACAACCTTTAGAGTTTATAGATATTGACAAAGACCTTGTTGATGACGAAACACAAGAAGAAGAAACAGGTGTAAAATTAGCTAGTGATTTAGATAAATTTGTAGATACTGAAATTGCTGATGCACTTATAGACTTAGGGCAAAGTGAAGAAGAACTACTTAATGATTATGAGGTTATAGACGAACAGGAAGTAGACTATGACCTAGAAGATGAACTAGACCAAAAAATAAAAGAGTTAAACGAGCAAACAAATCTAGCAAGTACAGGTAGTGCCAAGCCTTACAGCGAAAGCAAACAAGACGGTAAGTCTAAACAAGAAGGTCAAGAGGACAAAACATATTTAGTTAGATATATGTACAATCCCACAAGAACCAAAGACACATCAAGGGAGTTTTGTAAAAAGATGGTATCAGCTAAAAAAGTATATCGCAAAGAAGATATTACAGCTATGACAGGAAAAGCTGTTAATTCAGGTTTTGGCAAAGGTGGGTCTGATACTTATTCTATATGGCTTTACAAAGGTGGTGCAAGATGCAACCATAAATGGTTTAGACGTATTTACGCTAAGAAAGAAGGTAGTAAAAGTTTAGGGAATGTAATTAGTACAACAGAAGCTAAAAGTCAAGGATTTAAGCCTGAAACTAACGCACAGAAAGTACCTGTTGCGCCTAAAGATATGAAGTATAAAGGCTATACTGCTGCTTATTGGAACAAAATGGGATTTAAAAACTAACTATGGCAACAGCATTATTTATAAATAGAACTGACCTTGTAAAGAATAGCATCATTGATGGTAATGTAGATACTAATAAGTTTATACAGTTTATCAAGATAGCCCAAGAGATACACGTAAGGAACTACACAGGTAGTAAGTTATACGATAAGTTACAAGCTGATATTATTGCAGGTACATTAACAGGTAACTATTTAACTTTAGTTGATGAATACCTAGCACCTATGCTTATTCACTTTGCAATGGTAGAGTATTTGCCTTATTCAGCTTATCAGTTAAAGAATGGTGGGTTATTTAAGCACACAAGCGAGAACGGAGAAACACCGAGTAAAGATGAGGTGGACTTCCTAGTTCAAAAGGAAAGAAACCTAGCGGAATACTATACAACAAGATTTATAGACCATATGAGTTTTAACAGTAATTTATTCACTGAATATAACAATAACTCGGATGACGATGTTTATCCTGATAAAGATAGTTTATTTAATGGGTGGGTTCTATGAGAATGTACAAACCAAAAAATAAAAATATAGTTAAACTAAAAAAGTATATAAATGCCAAACGAAATATATCACAAAAGCCATTGGGGAAACGCTAACGCAGAAGGGTTTGGCGATGTGTACTTTGATGCAGCAGCAACAAACAAGCTATACAATCACTCTGACTATTACGAGAACAGTTGGGGTACAGATAAGATATTAAGAGACTTAAGTAACAAAGCAAGTATAGTCTTAACACCTACTGCATATTCAAATGGTAGCTTAAATACTGTAATACCGCCTTATCAGGCATTGACTACTGAACTCGTTACTAATGGCTCTTTTGATACAGATAGTGATTGGAGTAAAGATGCAGGTTGGACAATAAGTAATGGTACTGCTATTTGTAATGGTTTAGGTATAAATAGTTTACAACAGAGTGGTATAACTACTGTAGGAAAAGTTTATAAATTAACTTTTGATGTATTAGATAGTAATAATTTTGATTTTGTTGTAATTAGCACAAATTTTGGAGATACTTATGTAGATGCTGACTTAAATAATGCTGTTGTACTTGGTAAAAATACATTTTACATAAAACCTACTAATGGTACAGGCATAAGATTTAGAGTTTCAAATGGTACTACACTCTCAATAGACAACGTAAGCATAAAAGAAATACAAGAAGCCGACTTTGACTTTAGTAGAGGTTCAAGTGCTACAAGAGTAAACGAGAAAGGACTTATAGAAAGTATTGCAAGTGGATTACCAAGAATAGATTACACATCAGGGTTTGGTAGTTTGTTATTAGAGCCGAGTAGGACTAACTTAAATACAAAATCAGAAGATATTGCAGGTTTTGGTCAATTTACTAATGTAACAGCAACAAACAATCAAACAACATCTCCTGATGGGAGTTTAAACGCATCTTTAGTAACTGCTGATGCTGTAAATTCAAAACACGAATTTCAAAACGCAAACATAACTTTTACAAGTGGTACAAATTATACAGTAAGCGTATTCGTAAAAGCTAATGGATATGATTATTTTGCAATAAAGTTTGCAAGTACAGGTTCTGTTTTTGGAGATGATTACGCTTGGTTTA